CCTCAACCCGAAGCCGCCCGGCGAGCATCGACACCGGTACCATCTGCTGCTGCATGAAGGTGACGTCGCCGCCCGGCACCGGGTTGAGGCCTTCGACCCGGCGCGCTTCGTTCGGCGTTCTGAGCCCGCCTTGTACCGATCGGGTCAGCGCTTCGGTCCGCGACTGGAACTCGCCGCGAAAGATCTGGTCGGTATCGAATTCGAGATATTCGCGGCGCGTGTCCATGCCAAAGAATTGCGACAGTCGCCACTCGATCGCTTTCAGATGCGCCGACAGACACCCATTGACATAGACCCGGCTCAACTGCTCCGACGAGTTGTAGGAGACCTTCGACAGGTCGCCGAGCATGAACAGCGGCACGCGATAGACGCGGGCGACATCCTCGACGGAATAGCGCAGTTGGTCGATCAATTGCGCGTCGACGGCGGTCATCGTCAGCGGCTTCCACTCGAGTCCCTCCTCGAGCACTGCGACGTCCCCCGCACCCTCTGCCCCGGCATAAAAGCGCTGCCAGCGCTCTTTGATCTGCTCGGCCTTCTGGCGGTCGAGCGCGCGCGCGGTCTGCAGGATGCCCGACGGCCGCGCCATGCGATTAAAGAAGCGGTCCGACTGATGCAGGATCGCCAGCCCCGCGGAGCTCGACACCGCCGCGGCGACCATCGGCGTGACGCCGTAGAGCGGATCGTTAAACGTCAGCATCCGATGGTGCATGATCTCGCGCGGCGGCACCATCCGCGTTGTGTCGATCTCGGCCAAAGGATTGGCGGTGACCTGGTAGAAGTAATCGACCCCGGCGCGATAGATCTGCACATAGTCGGGGAAAATGCAGTGCAGCTCGTCGATCTGATAACGCGGGTTGCGGTGTGGAAAAAGGTAGCCGTTGCCCCGGTAGAGCTGCGAGGTAACCAGCATTTTTATGAGGTCAAAACCGGTCTGGTAGCTGTTCGGGCTGTCGAGCACGCCGACCGGCCAGGAGTCGAGCACCTCGCTGCGGGCGATCCCGTCGTCGCGCCAATGTCGCATCGGCAGTCGCGCAATATCCGATGAAATGATGTCGATCGACGCATAAACGGCGGGAAAGGTCAGCGCGGCGCCGCCGATCGTGGGCAGGTCGCGGCCGCGCTGATACCAATCATCGGGCCAGACCAGGCGCAGATTGGTGACGCTGCCGAATTGCCGCTGCAGCCAGGTGCGGACCCGTTGGCGGGCCCGCGCGAACACTGCCAATGCCCTACCTGGCTATGATGTTGTTAGCCCTGAATATCATTGCTCCGCGTGCGTGCGCGGCACCCGCCGTCCGACATGGCTCGGCATGTCGGTCGAGCTCATCGGCGGCGCCTCAGAGCTTTCGCACGGCGGCTCGCTTGGCGCGGGCGGCTGCTCCCCAGGCACGGAGCTGATCTTACCGGCCTTGGTCAGCAGGTCGATCGCAGCATCATCGTTTGGGCTCTCGGCAGTGATCACCGCCCCCGGCTCGACCATTTCGCCCTTCCACTCAAAGGGCCCAATCACCCTATATTGCATTGCTCGTTACTCCTCACTGTAGGAGTAGACCACCGCAACATCGTGCCGCCGCGCCCAGGTGTGGCGCATTCTGATGCGCATAAACACCATGTCGTTCTGAAAGGCCGAATAGAAGCCGGGATCGAGCGTTGCAGCCGGATGCGAGCCAGGCGGATAGCCCGCACCAGGCGCAACCGGCGTCTCTGGGGGCGGCACCGGCGCCAAGTTTGGCGGCGCGCTGTCCGAGAGGATCGAGGCGTGCTCTGACGCGTCGATCATCGGCAGCATGTCCTCGGCCCAAATCAGTTGCGAGGCGTCGATTAGCGCGTAGGCCGTCGTTGTCGCATTGCCGCCTACGGGCGGAACTCCGGCTGGCGGCCACGCAGCGGCGCCGATCGGAATATTGGTCGTATCGATGATCGGATAGCCCAGCAGTGTGCCAGCGTCGATCTCGGCCTTGAAAGCAAAGATCTCCTGATTGGTCCGCAGCAATCGCAGAAACTCTTTGGTCCGAGCGTTGAAGATCCACACCGGCGCGAGCATCGGCACGTTTTGCATGCGCAGCGCTAGGATCATGTTTTTGAGCGCCTCGGTGACATCGGTCACCCCGCCTATAATCGGCGGGCCCGCATCGTATGCCGGGATATAGCCCCCTCGCACAAAGCGGCTTCCAGCTGGCGGGGCGGCAGGAAACAGGATGCCGGCCGGCCCCGGTCCCGGTCCCAGGACCGAGAAAAACACGGTATCGATGGTCCGCGCGGTGCCTTGCAGCATGTCGTCGCGAACGAGCTGCTCCACTCCCGGTGAGGAGCGGTACAATAGCTCGTTGGTCGTCGGCACAATGACCGCGAGTTTCGACGGCGTCAGTTGCAATTGGCCAAACGTTAGCCGCTCGACGCGGATCGTGCCGCCCTCGCCGACATAGCCGCCCGCGACCCCAGCGGTTTGTCGCGGGATCAGCAATGTCCCGGCCGCGTCGAATTCCAGCCGCCGCATATTCGGCATGCGCGCGACGATCAGCAGCGGCCGCAGCATCTCGATGAACTCCTCGCCGAGATGCTCGATGCGCACCAGGAAGCCGCCGCCAGTGCCGTCTGTCGGCGGTGATGGCGAGATCGCGCCTGGCCCCCCGCCCATCGGCGTCGTCGGCGCGCGGCCATACCAGCTCAAATGCCGGATGATTGCGCTGAGCTCCTCGTCGCCCCACCGTTGCAGTGCGTAATCCGCCGCGCCCTGGCGGCCGGCGACACAAAGCGCGATCGCCCAGCGGGTGAAATCGGCGCCCTTGTAATCGGTGCGCCTGGCGATCGGCTGTTGGTAGCCCATGGCCGACATGGCCGGGATCCGCGTCGCGCCGCGGGTCGGCACGAGCGACGTCCCCGGCCGGTCACCCGGCACGGTCGAGCGCACCGGCTGCGCCTGGCGCGCGAGCAAGGTCTCGGCCGCGGTCCAGCGGTCGATCTGGCGGTCGATGCCCTCAATGCGCTCGCGCAGCACGTCGAGGGCGTCGCTTTCGGGTTGGTCGAGGTCGCGGCCCTCGTCGAGCGACGGCTGAATTGCGGCTTCGTAATTCGCGACCAAATGGCCTCGCTCGGCATGCAATGCCGAGAGACGTGACGATAGGCTATTCATGAAAGGCCCCTATTGAGCAGGGACCCGATACACCGGGCAGTTTTAGGCCGAGCGGTGCCCGGCCTTGAGTCGCTCCAGCACAGCCGTCGCCTTGGATCGCCGCTCAAACTTCGGGGCAGGGGCGGCGGGCGCGCTAGGGCGGAATTCCGAAAACACGCGGCGCAAAAACGCCGGGTGAGGATCGATCGAGCGGGCGAGCTGCACCGCGTCGGGATTGGCCGGTACGGTCACCAGGCTCAGCTCCATCAGTTGCGAGCGCAAAAACCGGTAGCCGGTCCAGTGATGTTCCTCGTCGAGGATGTCTTCGAGCTCGACCGGGATAAACCCAACCGAGACGGCGCGCAGCGCCTTGAGCTTCACGAGCCGAAACAGCTTGTCGACAAAGGGGTCGACCCCCTCGGGCAGAAATTCGACGCGCGCATGCGTCGCGGTCATCGCGGCATTGGCAGCGAACTCGCGCACCCAGCCGATCGGCGTCTGCCACGATTGATGCCCCCACAGAAACACCGGGTTGCGCCAGAAATCGTCGAGGTCCCATGACTGCTCGATAATGTCGCCATAGCGGTCGACGCGATTGCTCGACGCGATGAACCGCCCGGAGCGGTCCTCGGTGACAGTGAGTTCGGCCTGCTTGGTGACAAAATCGGGTCGCCGCGACTTCGATTCGCTCTCTTCCATGCGCTCGAAATAATGGTCGAGCACGGCGCGCGCGCGATCGAGCACGTCTTGCGGCGCATCGGTCTGCGGCAGTCGCGACGCCGCCGCCCGCAGACCCGGCGGCGAGGCCTTCAATTCGCCCGAGCGGACATGCGCAAATGGCAGCTTGTACGAACCGCGCAGTTCGGGCTCGTTGGCGTCGTAAATCAGAAACCCGCGGCGGGCGCGCGCCGGATCCGAATCGTCGTCGTCAAAGCCGGCCCAGCGAAAGATCGAGTCACGCGCCTCCTGTCCGTCCCACTCCTGGCTGCTGTCGATCGGCAGATCGCGGTCGGCGCCGACGGTCCAGTCCTCGCCCTGGCGCCGCGCCGGGGCGACGGCGATCGCGCGCCCGGCGGCGATCACGGTGCCAGCTCCTCGGGCGGATATTCGTCTTCGTCGCCGGTGTCGACCTCGATGGCGATGACTTCGACGGATTCTTCCTCCTCGTCCGTCGTCGGCTTGTCTTCCTCCTCGCCGTCTTGGCGCGGCAAATAGCGGCGGTCTTCGTTGCGCGGCTGCTCGTCCTCGTCCTCCTCATCGTCCATCTGCGCCTCGATGGTCGGGTCGAGCGGCTCCATGTCCTGCTCGGGCGAGCCGTCGCCAACAGTGGCGTCGCCGTTCTCCATGTCAGGCGAGACGGTGTCGCGACGCACCTGGCGCAGAATGCTGTCGGCGAGGTAGAGGGCGGCATTGGCGCGGCCCTGATAGGCCTGCATCGTCATTGTCGCGGGTACGGCGGAAATCGCGCGCGTTGCGGGCGCGCGGACGGGTCCGCGGTCGGTTGTGACCACGGCGCGATTGAGCATGTCGCGCATGGATTATCCACCCCAGAAAAAAGCCCCGGGACGTCTTTCGAGGAGTCCACCGGGGCTGAGATTTGACTGCGGAGGGGGGAACTCTCCGCAGATATCAAATATATCGCCGAATTAGGGAAAGGCCGTCAAGGCCTTGATCATCGTTGAGCGGCGAGGGCTAGCTGGATCTCGGCCGCGGTGCGGCGGTTGCGATGATTGATGGCGAAATCCAGGACTTGGGTCGCCGCCACCTCATCACCATTCACCAAGGCTTGTCACCTTGCAGGAATTTGTATTCGCCAATCCCATGTTGATTGTTGCGAAAGAGCAGATCGTCATGTTGAAGTCGATACCAATAGATGAAATTCTGAAATTCCGTGTGGCCGGGTAATACGGCCATTCGAGATGACGAACCCAGGCGGCCAAAGCCTTTTCATTGTTAGGTGTCTTGCTTAGTTCACACATCGGCGCTGGCGCGGCGTCGAGATATAGAAGCTCACTTTGCGATGTTCGCAGAGCTGCGGGCTGAGAGCCTGCCTCAAAACCCCCCTTCGTCAACCATCGACAACCACGGACCGCTTTCGAATCCGACAGCGGCCGTTCGGCCTTGTCCGCGGGAACGCGTCTTAATGCCCCTTAGGCGACCTTCGGTGTACGAAGCCTAACGGATGGGTCTGGCTTCGACTATCCTGGCACCGGGCCACGATAGAGGCTGCCGCATTGTGTAGGCGGCGTCCAGCCCGGAGGA